CCCTCCAGGAACTCGTGCGGCCACTGACCGCGTGTCCCAGAAAAGCGCTTCGCGGTAACCAACGCAATCCGCGCCGCTCGCCTGCAGTAGCGCAACCTGCTCCGCGATGCGCTGCGGGTGGGACCAATCGTCGGAATCCCAATGGCAGATGATATTGTGGTCTTCGCCAGCAAACATGCCCGCGCAAGACATGCCGTTGGCTTGGTTTCGTAGGGCACCAATAGTGAGGTGCGGATAACCCGGCATCCACGCGCAGCCTATCAAGTCATCGTCGTCCACTTCATCCGCAACCACCCTGCCGCTCGGCGTAGTGTCGAGGATCATCAGGTATTTGCGCTCATAGCTCTGTTCGCGGAAGCTCTCGACAGCGCGGCGAACCATAGCCTCGCGCCCGTTAACGAGCATGATCGCGCACACCAGCGGCTCGGTCATTGGCGCTGGGTCCTGAATCTCCGCTTCACTTCGCATTCAGCCTCCCTCGTAACTCATCCAGTCGAGCCATCATCTTGCGTTGCTCGCTGCGCCACTTTCGGAATTGCATCGCTCGGATGACGACCAATGCGGCGATTCCTGCGACCACCATCCAATGTCCGACGTCTTCACTTCGCATCGCGCACGATCCTTTCGCCGATTCCAGCAAGCTCGTGATCGTCAAACTGGCAGTTAGAATCTATGACCCGCCATACACCGTCATTGCCCCACTGCGCAGGCTCCCAATATAAGCCGGCGAAATTAATCCAATAGAACCCTGGTTCCCGCTCACTTCCCGGCATCGCTTCGCTCCTTTTCCAGCCGCTCTAGTATCACTAAGCCATCTTGCAAAGCGGAGCGGAGGATGGACCACGCATTCTGTGTTGCATTAGCTGGGATCTTTCCAAGCGCCATAGCGAACTGCTTAATGCTCACCGTCCCATGCGCAAAGGCAATCATTAATTCGATGTGCTGCTCGGTTATTGTTTGGCGATATTTTCGCTGCGGCGAAAAAGCAAGTGCCTTTTCGAGTAGGGTCGGCTCAGGCTTTGCTGTCATTGTCTTGCTTCTCCTTTTGTAATCTTTCTAGTATCACCATGCGCATCCAAGTGGACAGAGGCATTCCCATACGGGCGGCGCAAGCCTGGGCACGCTTCCTATCCTTGGGGAAAAGCCGCACCCATGTAACAGGCTCATGCTGGCTCGGCGCGGTTCTTTCGCTCATGTCCGCAAAAGTAACATTTGCGTATTGGAATGTCAATAGGTATAATTAGTGCGGCCCTCGTCCGGCTGCCGGTGGCCACTGGCAAAATCCGGGTAGCTCTGGCGTACGTACGTCGCGATTGCCGGGGGCCTCAAATCGCGCTTATCTGATAGCTGCCGCGCGGATTGAGGATTACACGGCGTTCGGCTGCAGCGGGGTCGTACGCTATGCGGTCAATGTTCGCCACCACATAACGCATCGCATCCATGGCGTGATCATCCTGCTTCACTGGCGACTCGCCAGTCTTGCCGTTGGTGCCGCTCGGCCAGCAGTAAGCCTCGATTTCCTCTTCAGTGCATGTCGGGAGCTTTCTGTCCCAGAGCAATTGGTCGCGTTCCACCAATGAATCACGAAGCAGGAACAGCCGCGGCTTATCGTCAAGCGCCTTAACCAATCGGCGTTGAACAGCTTGCACGCCCGGTGAGATCTGCTTGAATGCCGGCACTGTGGCCAGACCCATGTGTTTGGTGAATGTGGCGCGATCCTCGGCGTCATGGTCGCAGATGATGACTTGCGGCACGGGTTCGTTGTGTTCCTTGCACCACGCGCGGATGTCGCGGCAGTGGTCTTCTACCAGCCGTTGTGTCCGGTAGAACTCGCAGTATCGGTACAGCCGTCCATCGGGATCAGCCGCCCACATCTGGAGTACGAATGGGTTTGTGAATCCGAAGTCAACCACCCAGGCGCGCGGCCAGTAATCGGGAATGTCAAAGCGGTCAATCAGGTGTATGTCGGGGTCGTATCCCTCATACACCATGCCTTCGGCTGCCGCCCAGATTCCCTTGCGAAGCCGTGCATAGCGGGCGCCAGTCAGGCTGTCAAGCTTGCCTAGATAGTTCGCGCCGTATGGTGTCCACTGCGCGCCGTCCCACATGCGCGGATTGTCTTCATGGCGTGATTCCAGCATCACGCAGCGGCCTGCATTCGCGCGGCGTTTCAGCCAGTGCGTCGGCGCACCAGGATTGCAATCGGCTAAGATCTGCTGATATGGGATACGGCCCCATCGAAGGCGGGTAGTGACCTTCTCCCAATCGTCCTCGGATAGTTCAGTTGCCTCCTGCACATAGGCGATGTCATATTCGGACGACATGATCTTAGACGCCTTATCCAGGCCGCCGAATGTGATCACGCTACCGTTTGGATAAATCGCGCCTTGATAGTTCAGTTCCGCATTGCCAGGCGGAAGCACCAGTTCCGCGAAGGTGACCAGCCCGGTGTTGGTGAGGCTGGCGCGCGTTTTTCTCAAGATCAGTAGACGACATCCGGCATACTTGTCTGCGCAATAGTGGATTTTCTCAAGTACCGCGCGCGACTTCCCAGTGCCAGCCGGCCCGCTGAGAATTATCTCGGGCTGCCGCATGCGGAACAGTTCGCGAGCTGCACCGCAAGGCCGGTAGTCAACCGTAGGCATTACACCTCGTCGTCACTAACACCGATGACGCGCTTTACTGTGATGCCACCCTCATGCTCGGTAATGCTGCGTTCTTTCCAGTCGGCGCGACACTTGAGCCAAAAGCAAACGGCCCATGCTTCGCCCTCGGAGGCTTTCTGAAAGGCTACCTGCCCGATGCGTGCGTTCGCCATGTCCATAGCGGTGTCAAGCTCGCGGCGGAAGTGCGTGCGCAGCGTCTCCGGGTTGATGCCCTCGGTGCCGACGCAGCGCGCTATAGCTTCCTGAGAGAAGCCGCAAGCTGCCATCGACTTTACGGTGTTGCGGTCAGCTTCGGTCGGCTGGTACGGTGGACGCCCGCCTTGATTGCCTTCATGCAGTCCCATGAGCTTCTTCTTTCAACGCATCCTGTGCGCCGAGTCTACGTCCGAATTTAGCATGTTCGAAGGTGCAGCCGTGGCCGTCGAGCGTGGCTTCCTTGCCTGTGAGGTTCTGCCAGCGGGTAACGATGACGTCGCAATAGGCGGGTGAAATCTCCAGTCCGTAGCATATGCGACCTGTGAGTTCAGCCGCTACTAGCGTGGTGCCAGAGCCAAGGAAGGGATCGTACACGCTGTCGCCCTGTACGGTGTGGTTGATGATGGGGCGGCGCATTACCTCGACGGGCTTCTGTGTGCTGTGCCCTGTCTCAGATTTCTGGTGAGGCACTTCCCAGATAGTCGATTGCGTTCGGTCGCCATTCCACTTCGAAGGCTTCCCTTTTCGCACCGCGTACCAGCAAGGTTCGTGCTGATAGTGATAGGAGCCGCGCCCGATGATCAAGTGGCTCTTCTTCCAAATGATTTGAGTGCGGATCTCAAAGCCGGAATTGCGTAATGCTATCGCGTGCTCAATACTGTTGGAGCCCGGCGGGCTCCAACAGTATGCGACGTTTCCAGGGAACAACTTCCAAGTTATCGACCAGTCGTTTTGATCGTCGTTGGTCACAAGTCCTATGGCGCGAGCGCCATAGGACTTGCCATTTGCCCGATCGGCCCGATTGCGCCAGTCGGGATCGTATTCCACACCATATGGCGGGTCAGTCACCATCAGCAGCGGCATGCGTTCGCCAAGCAATCGACTAACATGCTCGCTGTTAGTGGAGTCACCGCAGAGTAATCGATGATCGCCCATCAGCCACAAGTCACCCAACTGACTCACTGGCGCTATCGGAACCTCGGGCACATCGTCTTCCGCCGCGTTCGGTTGCAGCGTGAACGAATCAATCTCACGCAGGTCGAATCCGGTAAGCGACAGATCGAAATCTAGCGCCTTCAACTCGAGGAATTCCGCGCTCAGCATGTCGAGGTCAAACGTGGATTCCAACGCCGTGCGATTGTCCATCAGCCGCAGCCCGCGGCATTGCGCCTCGGACAGGTCGCGCGCCACGTGCACCGGAATCTCCGTCAGCCCCAGCGTGCGGGCCGCAGTGCGCCTGAGATGGCCGATGACGATTACGCCGTGCTTATCCACCACCACGGGCTGACGGAAGCCGTACGCCTTGATGCTGGCCGCAACCTTGGCTATGGCATGCTTAGACCACTTGCGCGCGTTCTTGGGGTAGTCTATGGCCTTGTCTATCGGCCACATTTCGATGGTGAGTGCAGTTTGGTTTTTAGACACGCGGAAAACCGTTCGCTTTGACCCGACGTGAGGAATTATACCTCCCGGTAGGTTCCGATTGAAAATCTATGCGTTTTATGGGGTCCCTGTGGGGGCAAGCGAGGATTTTAAACGGGCAGCACGAGCCGCTTTTTGCTCTGGTGTCCAGTCTGGCTTCTGTTTGCACTTCGCCATCCGAATTGCGGCCCGGTACCGATTCGGTGGAATGCCCTGCACTTTCACATCCTGCACTCTGTCGCTGATGTCTCCCAGCCAAAGCACAGATCCGTCCAAGAATTCCCAGTTGGAGCGTTGGGCTCTTGGCCCATCTAAGACCATAAGGCATAGCTCAAGACCATCGAAGTACAGTTGAGATTCCCCGCGGCGTCCAGGGATTATCTGGTCGTTGCACTCATCTCGCCGGATGGTGAGCCGGAAGTGTTCTGCGAAAGTCTCGATGTCGGTGATACGCTGTTGT